AAATCACCTCTTTCATTATCTAATGGAGCTAATGAATAAGATACCGCAGTATTACTAGCAGGATCAATAGAATCTTCATCAACAACAAATATAATTGCAGTACCCGCAGCGTTGAATTTAGTAAATTGAGGGTATTGTGCTGTTACAGCTGGAGCATTAGCGCCTACTAAGTAGAAGCTTCTGATTGCTTCAGCATCATAATTTGCATCAAGACCAGCTACAGCTACAGAAGCAGTAACCAAAGTACCAGCAGCTACAGAAGCTGAAAATGCTGAATCATAATTAACTGAAGCTTGAACTGCTGAACCGGTTGTTACCGCGGCAACAGAAGCTGTAGTGTTAATTGAGTATCCATATCTTCCTGAACCATATAAACCACCTGAATTAGTGTTTCCGAAAGGAGCAGTTGAAGGATTAGTTCCTTCGTTTCCGTATAAAGATGCATCTTTTACAAATGGTGTTTTATTAGCTCCATATTGGAAATCTAAATAAAATACAAGACCTGAAGGTAAGTTCATTGGTTGAACGCTAATGAATTCTTTCGCTGCGATTTGACCAAATACTTTTCTTACCAATGGTAAGGCAACACCTGCCCACTGAGCACCTGTTCCTGCTGTAAAAGTACCAGAACCTGCACCACCACCGGTGTTAGATTCTTCTACTACTAATTGTTTTGCTTGATTTTCAAGAATAATTCCCATGTTGGTTTTATTAGCACCAGTCATTCCTTCTAACAAACCTGTTTTTTCCCATTTTGATGCCAATTTGGCTGCGTCACTCTGCATTGAGTGGTATGGGTTCGCGCTTTCTAATAGAGTATTTAAGCTCATTTTTTTAGTTTTTAAAGTTTTAAAATTGTTTTTTAAATCAATCCAGCAAGTTTACGCATACGGTTGTATACATCATTGCTTTCAATAATTGGTTTTTTAGCTTCAGTTATAGTTCCAGTTGCTTTAGATGCACTACCTCTTGGTCTTGCCATTGCTTCTGTTTTTGATACTAAACCTTCGTTTAATGTTTCAAAAATAACTTTAGCTTCTTTTACTGTTGACGCTTTATCAAATGCTTTAAGCACTTTAACTTTTTTGTCTTCAGATAAGTTTTTAGATTTGAATACTTTGTTTGTATAAAGTAACTTAGCATTAAGTAAATTAACTTCTTGTAATTCAACTTTAAGAGCTTCGATTTCTTCAATCGCTTCTTTAAATTTCATTTTTTCAGTTTCAGCTTCGATTTTATCGTCTTTTTTACGATCATCACCTTCAGCTTTTTCTTTTTTAGACATTTCGTCTAAATCTTCTACTTTTGCTTCGTCAATTTCTATATCAACATCAACATCTTCAATATCTTCGATATCGTCAACGTCTACAACGTCTTCAACATCTTCTTCATCTTCCACTGCTTCATCACCTGCTTCAATTGTTCCGTCTGCTACTAAATCTTTAATAACATCCTCAATGAATCCTTTTAAGTCATCTTCTGACATATCTTCAAGATCAATTTCTTCATCTTCAAGACCATCTTCCGTGTCTTCTTTCTCGTCTTTTTCGCCATCTAAGTAGCCTTCTTCTTCAGCATCAGTACGTTCGTCCTCTTTCAAGTCCTCTTTTTCGTCCTTTATACCGTCCTTGTAGCCTTCTTCTTCAGCGTCTGTACGAGCGTTTTCATCCAATTCAAGTTCAGCAAGTAACTCGTCTAGGTTAATTTCATCAAGCTCTTCTTTTTCTTCTTTTACGTCATCATACGCCTCTTCTAAATCAGCTTCAACTTCTTGGATTTCAGTTTCTTCAACTTCGTCTTTGTCCATTTCTTCTAACTTTGCAGATAACATACTTTTTAGATGAGGTGTAAAAGCCTCTTCAAGAGCAAGTTTTGCGTTTGCAATAGCAGTTTCTTTAACAGCTTTAGCATCGGCGATTGCTTCTTTTAACAAATCATTGTTTGCCATAATCTCAAAATTTTTTTTGTGAAATACGATTATTAGGAATCGTAATAGGTAGTTTTTTTATATTGGTGCCATATAAGATACTCATGACACATTGCGGTCATACGTATGTAAAAATATTTTAAGACACAAGAAGCGCTCAAAAGAGCGCTTTATGCATTAAATCCGTCGGTAGCGTCCGAAGAAAATATTATTAAGTTATAGGACATGAACCTTTTGAACAAAGGATTTCATGTATTACTTTATTTACATTGGTATAATCATATGTAACTGTATTTTTACCTTCATTTAAGGTAGTCATATAAGAACCTGGGTTTGAAGGTGTTGAGACAAAATCCCAACATAATAATTCAAAGTCATCTTGTACCTCCATTACACCACCTCTTTCTTCTAAAGAACCCATACCACGAGATGATACACCTACTGTAACTCCGCTTTTAATTAATTCTTTAAGTATATTTCCTGATGGGGTAGGTAGTATTTCAATTTTACCCATTACATTATTTCCATCCCACCAATATTCTGATATTAGATGTGATACATTTTTTAAGTTTACTACAGTAGATTCAGGATGATCTAATTCCCCCATTGAACGTCTTTGTTCAACTAGTTCATTATATTTTTCCATTTCTCTATCCCATAAACCCTTTGAGTAATAACGTCCGTTACCATTTTTAACTTCAGCCGTAGCTAAAATACCCTCAACAAAAAGATTTCCACTCTCCTTATTAACATTTTCAGTTAATTGGGAGGGGGATATCTTTACAGTATGAGTTTCTATTAATAGCTTTTTGCTCATATTATTTATTTACAGAATATGCCGAAGTTGATTGTCCTACTTTTTTAGGATCTCTTTCACCTGCAGCACCACGTGTTGGGTTATTTTTATCATTAAAGCTTACAGCATCCATTTCGTCAATAGCATATGCAGAAGTTGATTGTCCTACTTTTTTAGGATCTCTTTCACCAGCAGCACCACGAGTTGGGTTGTTTTTATCATTCCAACTTACCTCATCCATTTCATCTACTATTTCTTTTTTAGAATATGCTTTACCACATGATTTTTCATATACTTTTTCCATTTGAGATTTCTTCTTTTCTAAAAGTTTAATTTCTCTTTGCATTTCCTTCATCTTAGTTTTATCAATTAACTCACTAAGGTTTTCATCTTCTTGAATTGAACTAACTCTATCTAATTTTTCTTGGATATGATCATGTAAATAATCTAATTGTGCTTCTAATTTTACGGCTTCAGCTTCTTTCCCTATTTCCGCTAATTTACTATCTATTGATTCTTTTTTCACTTTTTTCTTTTTATCTGATGCTGCTTTTTTCATTGGTTCTTTTTTATCTCCGTCTCCGTCGATATCTGCAAAATCGGGTTTTGGTGATTCTTCAATTTCTTCTTCTCTTAAAGACCCCATTAAGGATTCTTTAACTAAATCAAATGTATTATCACTGTCTTTTAATTTTTCACTATATCCGCTTGCAGCATGTTTACCATCTACTTTTTGTGTTTTAGCTTCAGTATAACCTAAACCCTTAATTCCAAATTGTCCTTCTTTTACATAATGTAATGGATCTTTAGCTAAGTTTTTAATTACTAGCTCTTTAGCTTCATCTAAAGTTAATTCACTATTATAGCTGCTTTCTAATTGTACACCTTTTAATAATTCTTCACCATTAACATTATTAATGTTTTCTACTGTAGTATCATAATCGTAATTATGAGAATCAATATTTTCTAAGGTTTTATCAACTTTGTAAGAAGCTTGAAATCCTTTACCTTCAAATTTAGCTTTTGAATCTGCTGATATACCTTCTGAATCTTTTATGGTGTTTGTTGATTCATCAGTATTAACTATAGGTTTTAATTCGGATAAATCTCCTTTTTTTTCATTTAAAAATTGAGCAAATTTAATTTCAAAATCTTGTTTTGGAGTTGCTTCAAATGTAGACATTGGTTTTAAATCTACATAATTTTCTGTAATTAACTTTTTTGTTAATTCCTCATGTAATTGGTTTGCTGTTTTTTTCATTTTATTTTTATTGTAATAATGTTTCTATATCGTTGAAATAATCATTTAACATATCTGTGCCTATAACGACTGCAAAACTATCTGGATTATCCCTATAGTATTTTATTGTTTCTATTTTTCCTAGTTTAATGGATTTTTTAATATCCTCAAATCTAGCTTCTAATTTATCAAAAGCTTCTATACGTTCCGCGTGAAACTTAGATGCTTT